GGTTGACCACTGCCACGACACCGGGATCGTGCGGGGGCTCCTGTGTGGGCCCTGTAATTCCGGTATCGGACACCTTCGGGATGGCCGTGACCTCCACATCTTTGACCGCGCCAAGCGTTACCTCTCCAAATGAAGCCCCAGACCCTCCAGAACCAGTACCGCATCTTGGAACAGTCTCGCCACGAGTTCCTCGAAGTCGGACATAAGAGCGCGGTCCTGACGATCCCCTCGGTGCAGCCACGGGAGAATATGGACCGTGCCGAGTACCCCAACAACTTCCAGAGCATCGGCGCGCGAGGGGTGAACAACCTCTCCAGTAAGCTGATGCTGTCCCTCTTCCCTCCGACCCTCCCGTTCATGCGGTTGGAGATGAGCCCGGACGCCAAGGCCGCCATTGTGGCCGAGAGCGGAGAGCAGTCCTCCACCGTCATCTCAGAGATCGAGGCCAGCCTCCAACTCCTGGAGCAGCAGGCTCTCTCCGAGTTCGACACCGAGGGCTGGCGGCCCGCCCTTGCGGAGGCCATGCGGCTTCTGGTGGTGACGGGCAACGCCTTGGTCTACGACCGACCCGGCGGCAAGTCCCCGGTGACCGCCGACCTACGACACTACGTCG